GTTCGCATTACCCTTACCATGAGAGTCCAGGAAGGACCCATTCACTGGCAATGTGTTGCGAGGCGTTGCATTCAGACCTCGATCAAACCCTGCTACTAGCCAGAGGGGGGCGGGGTTTCCTTTGTTCATACAACCTCCTGATCTTTTGTTTTAATAATTCTGTGGAATGCGATCCGCGCTTTGTTTCAACAAGCAGCAAGTAGGACTGTCGCCGGATCAATGGCCAGCTCAGAACGGTTGACGCTTCGCAGGTCAGCATCCATTCGGGTGTCCACTTGTGGTCTGGTGTATCGCTGCAGCACGGGCAACGACAAATCATTCAACCAGTTGCTCAATGCGGTTGAGTAACGAGAAGCCAACAGATACGGCCTGATACCACTCGTCACGCATCCGCTCAAACTCTTTCTTGCTGATCTTGCTATCGACCAGAGACTGATTGAAGGCAACGGCAAACTCGCCAAGCTCGGCATGCAGCGCGGTGTAGTTCTCAAGCAGGGCTGAGTCACTGATCTCAAACTGAGGCAGCTTGATGATTGAGTAACCGTTCTCTTCAGCCATAGCTGCCAGGATGCGCGGGTCGTTTGTGATCGACATGAGGCGACTGGCGCGCTCGATCGTCAGCGAGTGACTTGCATCGTGAGGGTTTACGGCTGCCCGAAGAATCGATGCGGATACACCCATCATCGGGCCAAGCGCCAGGCTTCCACCTGGGTAGTCATGTACGGTTGCGTGAGCTGCGAGTCGTGGAGTCATGCTGGCCTCGATTGATTCTGGAATTGATCGGTGGTGTCTGTAACTATCGTTACGTACTACGAATAAAAAGCGCCCTGCCCGTAGACAGGGCCAAGCGGCGGGGGCGCCGCACACCAGGTGGAGGAGGTGTTCTTATGAATCGGCATTTCACGCAGCGCGCTCAGATAGTTCTGGCCAAAGCTGTTGCCAGGTATCTGGGAATAGCTCTTTTCTTGATGCAACGCCACGCGATTCGGCGATAACAGCCAAACGGATCAATTTGTCGTCAGGTATCCCTGACTGTCGCCACTTTGATACTGCTTGCGAAGAGATATCAAAAATCTTTGCTACCTCTGCAGTTCCGCCGAGTTTGTCAATCAGAAGGTTTGGTGTCTTATGTTCCATGATTCGCATTGTAACCATAGTTACCTGCTTAATGTCAACCATAGTTTCAACGCATTGTGTAACGATGCTTACATGGAAACCCTTGGTGATCGTATAGAACGGCTGAGAAACGCCAAACAGCTAACGCAGCAGCAGTTGGCTAAAATCATAGGTGTCAGCCGGGTTGCCGTCACAAAGTGGGAGAGCGGCGCAACCAAAAACATGAAGCTTGATAATTTGCTTGCCCTTTGCGACCTGTTTGAGCTTGGCGCTGAATCTCTGATATCAGGCACATACAGCATTCAGGTTCGCAAGGATGTGCCAACCTGTCGCACAGCATTGCATAGATTAACCCCTTCTGAGTCTGCTTTACTCAACGCATACAATGCGGCGCCAGTTGAGGTAAAAATGGCTGTTGATAGGGTTCTCCTAATACACACTGAAACAAGCTCTGATTTCACTGTAGGCGCCAACGATCAAACCCGGGTTGGGGCCATAAATGCCGGGTAGAATGCAAAGTCATCTATCTTAGTGACTGGATAAATAAATTTGAGGATCGCAATGTCTGAATATCAATGTCCATCCTGTCAAAGCGACAATATCCAAAAGTTATCGCTCACCGTCATGAAAGGCACCAAAAGCGGCACCATTGGCAGCACCCAGACAGCATTGGCAGAGATCCATTCGCCTCCAACCGAGCGCCGCTGGGTCTGGTGGGCGATAGGGCTTTTCTTTTTTGGACCAGGGGCTTTCACTACCGGAAACGGGTTTTTCATTGTCGTAGCTGCCGCCTGCGCTCTGGGCTTAGGGTATGCCCTGTATTACAACCATGCCGTTTATTACAAAGAGTTGCAGGCGTGGAATCGGCTTTGGATCTGCCAGCGCTGCGCCACTGTATTCAAGCGCTGAAAACCACAATCTCAAACACAAAGGCGCATTGAAGCGCCTTTTTTATTGCTTTCTATGTAACTATAGTTGACACATCATAGAAAAGTAACTATGGTTACGACATCCGCACCACTCTCCCGCCGAAGGATGGCGTGCTGAAACGGGGGTAACGGCCTAGCAAGCCAGGGTGGGCAAAAGCCATAAGGCCAAGGCCGGGGCAGACGCAGCGGACGTAGCAAGCAGCACAACAACCCGCAGTCGTACCCGTGATCCGTCTGGCCAGCAATACGTCGGCCAGGCGACGCTAAATAGCCTGGTTCCTTTCTTGGAGTGATTGGATGCCGGACGGATCACAGGTGCGATTGCACCACCGGAGGTTGCCATGCACGACGATGCTTTAACGCAAAAAGAGCTGCTCCAGGCCTACAAAGAGGCCGGTCTGTGGCGCCAGGGAATGACCTTTGCCCAGGCTTTGCGTAAGCCATTGGTTTACTGGGGGCTGGCCAGACAAGCCAGAAACCAGCGACTCATTGCCGAGCACTACCGTCAGCTGCATGCGCAACCGAAACTGATCTAGGAGCTGATCATGAAACTCAAACCTTGGATAGCTGCAGCCATCATTGCCGTGCTCTACGGCATCGTGTCTGAAATGGATTACCAGGACGCCGTACAACGTGAGCAAATGGCCCGGGCTTCGCATGTCCAGACCTTAGCGGTGCGCTGATATGTCATTGCAACGATTCATGGTCGACATCGAGACACTGAGCCAGGAGCCTGACGCGGTGATCTCAACCATCGGCTGCGTCGCATTCAGCACCAATAAGATCGGCTCGACTGCCATGTTTTACACCCGGGTCAGCATTGAATCGTGTCACGCCATCGGCTTGCGCATGGATCCAGCGACCGTGCTTTGGTGGATGGATCAACCCGATGCAGCCCGGCGCGAAATAACCTCTCGTGAAGGACTGGCATCGATCTACACCGCCCTGCAAGGGTTGGCCGATTTCATCCAGTCAGAGGCACGGGGCCGTGAGATTCGCGTCTACGCCAAAGACCCGGATTTTGATTGCGTGATCTTGCGCACTGCGTACCAGCGCACGCACATCCCCTGCCCGTGGAGCTACTGGCAAACCCGCAGCGTGCGCACCACGCTTGAGGATAACGGCTACAGCAAAAAACTCTATGCCAAGCACCACGCCCTTAACGATGCGCTGATCCAGGTACAGGCTGTACAGGAAGCGCTCAATCCAGATTTATTTACACCCCAGGAGGTTGCCAGTGGCATCGCTCAATAAAGCCCAGATTATCGGCCACCTTGGCGCCGACCCAGAAACCCGATACACCGCAGGAGGTGATGCTGTATGCACCATTCGACTAGCCACCACCGAATCATGGCGCGACAAGGCCAGTGGTGAGCAGCGCGAGGCGACTGAATGGCACCGTGTGGTGTTTTACCGCCGCTTGGCTGAGGTGGCTGGCCAGTATCTGCGCAAAGGCGCTCAGGTCTATATCGAAGGCAAGATCGTTACCAACAAGTGGACCGATAAAGACGGCATCGAGCGCTACACCACCCAGATCAACGGCACAGAAATGAAGATGCTGGGCAAACGCAATGGCGCGCCAGATCAATCGCCAGCAGCCGGCGCAGATCCATTTGCGCCTGCCAGCCAGAGCGCAGATACACCTGATGACGACATTCCGTTCTGATCATGACGTTTGAGCAGCTATGGCGAAAAGCCCCGTATGAGCTCACCGGCTTATCCAGGGAGCAATTAGCAAACGCCAGAAGTATCGCCAAATATATTTATAACCAGGTCATTAAAAATGCCGAAAAACAAAAAGCCGCGAAAAAAATATAATCCGGTCCGGATTATGAATTGTCGCAATCTGCCAGGCATGGTCGATATGTTCCGACTGTTTGATCCTATTTACAGCGTGCTTGATACGCTGGAATTTGGCGAGATCGAGACCATTTCCGGCAAGCCCGTGTTTATTGATCATGAGGGCACCTACAGCGAAGTGTCAGCAGCCATGATCGGCTGGGCAGATTGCTGGCAACGCATCTGCAACGACCAGCGCATCGAGTTTGATCCGGCGCCACTGCGCAAGATGGCCAACAAGCTCAGTTACGGCGTCCCCCTGGAGGCTGATGACGTGGCGGCGGCCCGGAGTGTCGTCAACCACACCAAGCGCGTATTCATGCGCACACCCGCCGACGTACTGCGATCGCATGCAGTGACCGAGCAGATCGCCATCGAGTTTGAGAAGCGCCAGATGCTCAAAGAGGCTGCCTGATGCGCACCTACTGGACTGCCAAAGAGGATGAAATCCTCAGCTACCTCTACCCAGACAATCGGACCGCGGACATTCTGGCCTTTCTCCCTGGTAAAACCAAAAGCAGCCTTTACTACCGGGCAGATAAACTTGGCCTTAAAAAATCACCCGGTCTGGTCGCCAGATTATCGGCCGAGGCCATGGCTAACCCCAATCATGGTGGTCGACGCTCCCAGTTCAAAAAAGGTCAGGCCAGCTGGAATAAAGGCACCCACTTTGTCGCCGGCGGCCGTAGCGCCGAGACCCGGTTCAAAAAAGGCCAGAAATCGCATACCTGTAACCCAATCGGTCACGAGCGCATTTCAAAAGACGGCTACCTGGAGCGCAAAATCACCGACACCGGCGTTACCCGCGTCGACTACCAGTTTGTGCATCGCCTTATCTGGTTAGAAGCCGGCAACAGCATTCCCCCGGGGCACATTGTCATCTTCAAAGACGGCAATAAATCCAACCTGGTCATCAGCAACCTTGAGTGCATCAGCCAGCAAGAAAACATGCGCCGCAACAGTTACCACCAGTACGGCCCAGAGGTTGCCAAAGCCGTCCAGCTGCGTGGCGCCATCACCCGTCAGATCAACAAACGCATCGGAGCCACCGCATGAGCCATAACATCAACGACCTTCGTGCCACCCTCTTCGAGACCCTGCAAGGCGTACGCGACGGCAGCATCTCGGTTGATACCGCCAAAGCCGTTTCCGAGCTCAGCCAGAACATCATCAACACCGCCAAAGTCGAAATCGACTACCTCAAGGCCGGCGGCAACGTCACTAGCGAATTCATCGAAATGAAGCCGATCAAACCGCCGCCACCGGCAGGACCCAGCCCGGTCGTCACCCGCATCCACCGCATCAAAGGATAAGCATGAAAGCGCCAGATCTCCTTGCCAAGGCATCGGCCATCATGATCGAGCGCGGAAAGCAATACGACAAGCCGGAAGGCGAGCGCAGCATGGGTAAATGTGTCCAGGCCTTTAATGTCATCACTGGACGCGATCTGAGCGAGGCCGAAGGCTGGCTATTACTGCAGATTCTCAAAGATGTGCGGCTATGGCAGCGCCCTGGTTATCACCAGGACAGCGCCGAGGACTGCATCGCCTATGCAGCACTCAAAGCAGAGGCAAAGCAATCTGAGGAATTGGCGCTATTGCCAGGGCAAACCGGGTCAATTCCTGAGCCAAATATCCCGGCTTTTTTGATTAAGGACTGACCCAATGATCTATATACCGCAATGGATTGCCGTAGTGATCGCAATAGCCGTGTTTGCTTTTGGCGCGTTCCTCGGGAGGATCAGCAAATGACCGAGAAACTACAGTTTGCCGCACGGCAGGCGTTGGAGGCTTTGGAAGTTTCTACTGATTGGGATGTAGGTGCTAAAGGAAAGCAGCTTGAAAGCATGAGAGCAATCACCGCCCTGCGAGAAGCCCTAGACCATTCTGGTGAAGCTACCGATATGGTAGCCGAGCAAGCAGAGCAGCCTGTAAGCCAAGAATATCGGGATCATCTGGTAAACCAATCTTTTGATTGGGCAGCGATGGCTGCAAAGCATCAATTTATGGAAGGCTACCGAATCGGTCTTGCTGAGATGCGGGAGAAATGTGCGAAGGTGTGCGATGAGTGGAATTGGTCATCAAAACATGGCAGCAATCCAAGTGGGCAACTTGCTGTTCTCGCCGCTGCCATACGAGCCATCAAGTTTGAAGGCGACACAGGATTTCGTCCGGTATCTGAAATGATTGCAGAGCATAAGCAAGACCCAAAGAAAGCCGCAGCTATTGAAAAAGCGAAGATGCGTAAAGCAGAGCAAAAGCCGGTGGCGGTTGTTGAAATAACTTATGGTCGAGAGCCTGAATGCTATGTCACCGGCAACATTGATGACTTTCCAGAGGGTGTATTCAAACTCTACGCCGCCCCTGTCCGTACAAAAGACCTGACGGATGAAGAGATTGTGCGAGTGCATGGCGTATTCAATAACGCTGTTGACTTTGCCCGTGCCGTCATTGCCGCTGACAGGGAGTTGAATAAATGAAAGCTGTTAAGTCTTTAAAACGGCAGATTGAGCTTGCTGCGGCAAACAACCTGTTCATCATGTCAAACGGAAATTATTTAAGAGTCGATGTTAAATGCACTTTAGATATGCAGGGCGTTGCGTTTTACACGAATGAAAAAATTAAAAATGTAGTAGTCGATCAAAAAGAGTTGAAGCGTTTGTACAAGCGGATAGCGGAGTTGCAAAATGATTGACTTCAAGCAAGCGTCAATAAATAGACAACAGGCGATTAAAACGGGCGATAAGTTTTATCTTGGGCGCGACTGCAAAAAACAGCATGGCGGCAAACGCTACACGAAACAAAGAGTCTGTTATCAGTGCATGCTAGATCAAAGCAACAAATGGCACGCATCCCGTGCCGTCATTGCCGCTGATAGGGAGAAGAACCGTGCCTAGCATTATTGAAGCGGTTGAGTTTCGCAGAGAGCAATACGGTCTAACAAAACGAGACTGGGCAAAAGTAATTGGTATGCAGCCGAGCCATTACACAGAGTTCACGCAAGGCAAAAAGGGTTTGCCGATGAGGCAAGCTGCAAAGTGTTTTCAGTTTGGCGTACCGGCAGAACTGTTATTTCAATGCAAAAGCGATAGCGGCATCAATGAAGCCCGTTTAGCCATTGCCGCTGATAGGGAGAAAAACAAATGAAGCTGCTGTTCATTCTATTCGCGTGGCTTCTGCCAGTTGTGGTGCTTTGGTATCCAGTTATTGAAAGGATTGCTCTGTGAATACTGACGAAATCATCCGCATGGCGCGGGAGGCTGGCTTAATCTGCGAAAGCCGTCCGGTAACAGCATGGATGGAAAGCACAGACCTAACGCCATATTTGACACGCTTCGCCGCCCTAGTCGCTGCCAACGAGCGTTCAATAATTAGCAAAACATTCTGGGGTGCCGTAAATAGCTGTATTACGACAGATGAGCTTGGAATTGAATTTATGAATAAGTTTTATCCAGTGCATATTTTTGGGCACTGGTTAGATAGAGAATAAACATGGCTGATTACACCGTCACGCCGCTGTCTTACATTGTGCGGCCTATCAAATCGCCCATATTCGCCGAGTCGGCAACCATAGTCAGTATTGAAGATGAGGCTGGTGGTGAATTTATCACCATCGACCAAAGTGGCACGGGTGAATACGGAAGGGTTGCCATCAACGACAGAGTCGAATGGGATGCAATCTGTAACGCCGTCAACAAACTATTTGATGAGGTACGAGTAAATGACTGAACAGACCTTTGACCGCGTCATCTGGAGACCAGAGCTCCAGGCCATGTTCGCTGTCACCAGCGAAACCATCCGTAAATGGCTGAAGGCTGGCAAATTACCCGCCCCAGATGTCGCCATGAGTAGACGTACCCACGGCTGGCGTATCTCAACACTGCACAAACATGGCATCAATCTGCCGGCATAATCCAGTCGGCAAATGCTTGCAGCATCTCGCGGCGTTCTGGCAGATACTCTGCCCGGTTATAGGCTGAGCGCACCTTGTCATCCGGCACGTGCGCCAGCTGTCGCTCAATCGCATCCTTATTGAAGCCGTTTTCATTCGCCCAAGTGCTGCCCACCGTCCTGAACCCGTGGCCCGTCATCTGCCCCTTATAGCCAATCCGGCCGATCAGATACAACACCGAATTCTCACTCATCGGCCTGTCATCCCGCCAATCATTCGGAAATACATATTCCGAGCGCGTCCTGCTCCGCAGATCGGCCAGAATTGGTAACGCCTGTCTCGGCAGCGGCACCACATGATCCCGGCGCCGCTTCATCTTACCCGCCGGGATCACCCAGGTATCACCCTCGATCTCATCCCACCGCATCATCCGAATCTCTGCTGTGCGCACCCAGGTCAGTGCCAGTAAGCGGCAAGCCAGCACGCTCTGCAAATCCTTTTCCAGTAACAGTCGCTCAAAAAACGCCGGCAGGTCCTGTAATTCCAGCGCCTTGAAATGCGTCACTCTAGCGCGTCCAAATGCCTTCTCCGGGCGAATCAGCGCTGCCGGGTTAATCGTGGCATGACCGTGCTCAATCGCCCACTCAAACACCTGGCTAACCCACATCCTCACCCGTCGAACATAGACAAACTTCCCCTGCGCATCGAGCAAGCGTAGTGGCTCGAATAGATCATCCCGCTGGATACTACCGATCACCGTATCGCCCAATGCCGGATACAGGTGCATCTCGATGCCGCGTAAGGCATTCGATCGATAGCCGTCTGTCACATCAACCCGTCCTTCCCAGTAGCACTCAGTTGCCTCTTTTAGGGTCAAACCCTTGCGCCGCGCCTTGCGGTCTGCCATCGGATCACCGCCATCACGCAGCGTCGCCTTGATCTCGTCACGCTTTGCTCTGGCCTCTGATAACGAAACCTCCGGATAAGGCCCAAGCGACCGTGTCTGCGGCCGGCCATTCAGTCGGTAAGCAACGCGCCATGTCTTACTGCCCGTTGGTGCCACGAACAGGAAAAGACCGCCCCCATCAAACAGCTTATAAGCCCTCTCGGCTGGTCTGGAAGCCTTGATTTGCGCGTCTTTCAGGGTATTTGTAGGCATTTTGGTGATTTCCAAGTTTCGATGCCTACAAATCTACCTACACACTCGGGTTGTTGCTCGTTGTTTTTGAGTGGTAATACGTTGGGTATCATTGGGCAAAAAAAAGCCAAAGCCCATATTCTACGAGGGTTTCGGCTGTTTTTTGCTGCCTAACTTTAATTAAAGTTTCTATGTAATGGCGGACAGGGCGTAATTCACACATCTATCAACCACGCGTGTTTGCAGGCTGCTTTTTTGGCGATGCCTACAAAAATACCTACTCACTGCATTTGGCGGAAGGTATTTCCGCCGGATTCTACCACCGGCCAGAATGGCGCTTCCTCGATGCCTGTTCGAGCTCCCAATCCTCACGGCATTCAGCGTCGCACCAGCGGCGGCCATTAGCCAGCTCGGCGTTGCACCAGAGGCAATGCCCCGTCGAGTTGACGGCGGCGCCTTGTTTTCTGGCGCTGCTGATTGCCAGGTCACGCTCCAGTTGCTCGCGCTCGCTGGCCCGGTCAAAGATATCAGTCATGGCGGGCTCCATCGATCACGGCATAACAGGCGATCAGCCCAGCCCTTATTTCATCGGCTCGGGCAGCTTCCCCGACAAGAAAACCTGCATCTGATCTTGAAAGCTCGGCCCCGGTGGCACCCGAGCAGCCAGTGACGGATATTGCGGACAAGCCGGGGGCACGCTCGGGGCGGTGCCGCAGGCCGGCAAGATCAGAGCGCAGGCGGTTATTGATAGCAGCCTGATCGGCGGCTTGTTGGCGGATAGCAGCATTGGCTTTCTCCTGATTAGCGCGCTCGATACTGAGCGCCTGTTGCACAGCGGCGGCCTTGTCGGCATTGATCCGACTTAGCCACCAGGTATTTTTGGCGCTACTGCCCCAGGCGTACCCGCCAAACAGCAGCGCGATGGCCGAAGCCAGGGCGCCCAATAGCATCCATGGATTAAGGGTTGGCATCGTTATCTCCCAGGCAAAGCGCCATTTCGGCTTTACGGCGTTTGGTCAGACCCGGCAGCGGCACCATCGATCCGCCCACATTGGCTTTATTCCAGCGCGGCAATTCGCGGCAAGCCTCATATAACCGCCCCTGTTTCAGTAACCGGGCAGCGGTTGATCGGCTGCTATCGCAGGCAATGCGGGGTCCGATGTTGTAAACCGCATCACCAAAGGCAGCCAGCACATGATCAGGCAAGCCCGGAACGCAACGATCGACAGTGCGTATGGCATCGAGCATGTCGTCATCCAACCGGGCCCGGCATTCCTCCAGGCTGTATTTCTTGCCTTTTTGCACCTGTGTCGTCGAACCGTAGCAAACAGTGAGGATTCCAGGGGGGTCATAGTAGGCATACTGGCGCAGCCCTTCTGCCGGAATGGCAATAGCAGTCGCAATCGCGGCGGCAACCTTGAGCCGTTTCATCCGGTCGGCATGGTTTTCCATTACAGACCTTTCTGCACGACCAGACGCGCCACAAACGCGGCGGCCGTAAAAAACAGCGACAGGCCAGCAAACAAGCCTGGCTCGATCTTGTGGCCAAGCAGGGGTAGCGCCACCTCGCAACCCGAAAGAATCCCGGCCAGCACAATGAAGCGAATGCTCCAGGTGCGGCGCACCAGTTCGCGCCAGTTGTCATACAGTTTCATGAGTGCATCCCAAACTTGGCCTTGATGCCCTCATAGACTGCCCAGCCGAGACCGATAAAAAACGTAGCCACCAGAGCCAGCTGGCCATGGTCTGACATTTTGCGCATGCGCTTACCAAAGCGCAGATCCTGCCGAAACTCCTCGACCGACTCCGGATCGTTGATATCAACCCCGAGAATGGCAAAAGTTTTCTTAACAGCGCGCTCGACAGACTGCTCGATCACCTGTTTCATGATGGCTTCCTCGTCAGGGCACAATTCGTGCCCATGGCGCTGGTATTGATTGTTTCCCATGTCCTGACCTATGCCTTTCTCTATTTGCTCGTCAGAGATTGATTGCGTGCGTCGATTTCGTGCGTTCATTTCCATGCCACCCAGGCGCCGCCCTTTTTGTGCTGATTGCGCTCAACCAGCACCGGTGCCGTAAACGTAATGCCCAGTTTCGGGTGCGTGATCCACAGCGCCTGACGCGGTGGCTCAAACGGAAAATTATTTTGATTGGCATACTCGTCGTAGCCCTTGAGGCTGCCATTGACGATGAGGCGCTGCAGCTGGATCAGCTGGTGCCAGTGGCCAACCAGCATCGTGTCGTATTCCAGATCAATCTGGGCATTCCGGCTGCGCTTCTTATGGTCACCACGGATAATCGGGCCCAGGGCGCCGATCATGCCGTCACCCCCGCGAAATTGGTCACCATGGGTCAGTAGGTAGCGGTGCCCGAAAATCGAGTAATACGCATCCGGACCGTCAGGAATCAGGAAGCGAACCCGCTTATCGGCCTCAAAATGCTTGGCCAGGAATTGGTAGAGCAGCCAGTCAAAGCTCGTGTAGTTTCGACCCTTAGCGCGGATCTTATGCGTATTGCGGCCGTGATTACCCGTTACGCAGGGCACAAAAACATGACCAAATTCATCGGCCAGCCGCTCAATGCACCAGATCAGCACGCCCCACAGATCGATCACCGTTGGCATGATCTCGGTTTCATTGGTGGCGACCAGTTCCTCATGGATATCGCCCGACACCATGTCGCCGCCTAGTGCAAACACAATGCCCGGGTATTTCATGGTACCCAGGTGCTTTTTGCACAGGCTCACCGTGCGCACAATCATTTCCCGTGCGCGGTCCTGGGCGATGCCCATATCGTATTCATTGACGCCGCCAATCTGCCGAGCATTCACCACCTCGCCCCAGTGCCAGTCACTGGCAAAGAGCGTTGGCACACCCACATCATTGCTGGCCGATTTGCGCTCGGCATTCAGCCAGGCAGGCACATCGGGCGTCTGCTCAGATAGGCCAATGATCTTGCGCTTAACGTACTCGTCAGAGATCGTTTCTCGCTGGGCACTCGATACCTGGCTTTCCAGCTTGCGGATCTTGTCTTTGAGCATCGTCAGCTCATCGACGGGCTCTGCAAGCTCGGCAGCAATTGAAGGCGTTAACCCATAGGTTAACGCCGCCCGATAGCGGTTTCTAAACGTACTGGAAGGTAGCCCAACAGCCCGGGCGGCGCCTTCAATAGAGCCATACTTTGTATGGGCGTCTAACGCGGCCTGAGCAGCGGTTTTCGAGATCGGTGGAGCAGCCATGGGCATCCTCGATAGGGTTTAGAAGGTAATCCCCAGCAAACAGCCTCCACCTTGGCTGTTTTTTGTGCGGGTAATTTATGGGTTTTGATCATGACTATCCGATCAAGTTCAGGAATTCTTTTTCATTGCGGCCAATATCTCGGCAGGCCTCGACGTAATCGTTATATATGTCGAATTCCTCGCTGGGCGCGGTACGCATCAGCTGAATTTCGTCGGTAATCGAGTACCTTTGCCGAATCATGGCGCGGACCTTTGCGTTGATTGCATCGATCTTTTCCTGACGTGCTTCGGGTGTCATGGTTAGGCGAAATCCGCTTTCTTAAAACCGTAGCGTTCAATCGTCGACAGATCCTCGACGGTTTCCCATACAGGATCAATTGCTGGGCCTTCATACCCTGGCTGGCCGTAGCCTTCCGGATATTCGGCAACATTCTGCTGACGGCTCATGCTGCCCTTGAGATAGGCCATGAATTCCAGATATTGCTCAGGATTCTGTTCCTGCAATACGTCGAGATCCTCGCGGGTGTTAATGACAGGTAATGCCATGATGTTTCTCCATCCAGGTAAAAAGATTGTGGGTGTCGGCCCAGCCAGCGTGGCCAGACCATGAAGCCAGAAACTGATCGAGACCAGCGCGATCATCCTGGCGAATAAAACGAGCAACCTTGCGCTTAGCCCGTAAAACAGAATCGCGCCGGAGCAGCTTGTGCGTTGACCAGATGCGATAACCGAGAAAGTTGATACCTCGACCCACGCCGGAGCACGACCACTTGCTGATACGCATGGCCATCTGGTTGACCGAGAATTCCTGAATGCGATAAAAGTCATCCCGTAAGCGGATCGGGTCATCACCCAGGATCACAATGTCATCCATGTACCGCGCCCAGCGGCGGTGTTTAAGCGCATGGTGGATAAAGTTATCCACTTGGCTACCGTAGACATTGGCAAACAGCTGGCTGGTCAGGCTTCCGATTGGAATACCGCAGCCTGTTTCTGGAATAATCTCGCGCAGGATTTTCAGCGTCAGTTGGCAGCCAATCTTTCGCTCGATGAGGCCGTGCAAAATGGCTCGATCTACCGACGGGAAAAACTTGCTGTAATCCGTTTTCAGATAGTGCGTGGCGCCGGGCTTGCGCAGCTCAGCCTGTATGTATCGCACGCCAGCATGCGTGCCCAGGCCTGGACGGCAGGCAAACGTATGATTAAGCAATGACCGCTCAAAGATCGGGCCAATCACATTACAGACCGCGTGCTGCACCAGGCGATCCTTAAAGTCCAACGCAGAGATCAGCCGGGGTTTTGGCTCATAAATCGTGAATTCCCGATATTTGCCAATACGGTAATCACCAGCAGCCAGCTCGTCACGTAGCCGGTTGATATTGATCTGGGCAAACTCTTTGAATTCCAGGTAGCCAAACGTCTGACGCTTGGCCTTGGCAGTATTGTGGTAGGCGACCCGTAAATTTTCCGGGTGGGTAATACGCTCAATCAGGTTTTTATGTCGTTTCATGTGAAAAGCCGGTTCCGGCGTTCGCTGACCGCTTGTGGCGCCAGCTACTAACCGGAATGCCGAACCCAGTAACGTATTTCCCGAGGGAGGACAGACTGGCTGACCACATTGGTTGATGCGATCGGCCTGCTGGGCCGTAACCACAGCAGAGCGGTAAAACTTTGTCGTCACAGACGCCGCGAGCCCCGATGTTGTTGTTCGAGTTCGTGGGCGAGTTGTTCCAGTTCGAGCAGCGTGAGCCGCAGTTCGAACCGTTGTCCCAGTTGCCCCCAAAGATGACGGCGTTGTTATCCAGCATGCCCCTTGCGTTTCTGCTTCACAATCCAGGCGCCCATGATCTTTCCAGCTTCGGCGATCAGCACCAGGGCTGTTTCGCACTGATGCGGGGTGATCTGATTGCCTTTGAGGCTTAACAGAAACCGCAACCAAAATCGCAGATGCGATAGACCTGCATCGGCGATGTAGAGGCGCGATATCTGGCTTGACTTGCCCGCCTCCACAAATAACTGCACTTGCCCGAGCAGGCACTCGATAAACATCGACTTGGCGACACCATGCCGCCGGTCGATGTTTTGAGCGATCGGGTAGAGATACGAGATTACTTTCTCGTATTTCTCCACAATGGCCAGCTGCTCGTAACATGTAAATGCGTCCTTTATCGGATCCATCGGTGCTATCGCACCGATCAATCAAGGATCAGGTGGTCACAGACGCCGCGAGCCCCGACGCTGGCGCCCGAGCCCGTGGGCGAGGTGGCCCAGCTCGAGCAGCGTGAGCCGCAGGCCGAACCGTCGTCCCAGGTGCCCCCAAAGACGACGGCGTTTTCCATCTGGTAGGTCGAACCGCGACCGCCGGTATTTGCCGTCCAGCTTGCGCCTGCGGCGCCGCCACCGAATCCACCACCCCAGATCCACATCACGCCAGATGCCTGGTTACAGCCCCATTTTGAGAGATAGGTTGCGGACCAGCTGGTCGTGCCAGGATCAGAGCCAATCGATGATGCTTCTGTCGTGCCGTAGGCCAAAGCGGCAAACTCGCTATAGGTTGGCGAGCGCTTGCCCCAGCTACGCAGCACCTCATTGGCTTCCCACCAGTTAAGCGAGCCATAGGCATTGCTGCCGGTGCCGCCAAATTTAGTCGGGATCTTCGGCGGCGAGCTGCCGTCCGCGATCGTCACGCCATATTTCGAGGTGCCATTGGTCAGGTGATCGACGCCGAGCAGATAGATATCTGACCAGAAACTTTCAGCAACTAGCACCATGCCCCGGGGGTCTGGGCAGGCCGGGCGGAATTTCAGATCCCAGAAACTGTATTCGTTGATCTGTGGCGTGCTGTTACCACCGCCAGGGCTGCCGGAATGGCCGCCTGGTGCGTAGTGGAAACCACCGATCTTGCGCCAGTTACCAGCGCCTGGTGCCGATGTGTGATTTGTAGTTGCCTGAATCGTGGCATCGTCTTTGACCCAGACCGCATAATCTGTGCCGGCTGTTAGCGTCGGCATCGTAATTGCAGTAGCAGAACCAAAGCTGACCAGCGAGCTGCCTACATAGATGTAGGTGCCGGCCTTAATGTTGGCTGTTCCGGCGCCAGTTTTGCTGAATGCCACCGTTGAAGGATCTGCTTTGAAAAATAGGCCGTACGTTGACGATATTGTCGGCAGCTGACCCGATGGCACCTTGCCATCAGCGCCTAGAGATGCAACCCCATTGGCAGCGGCTTTCTGGGTGGCAGGAATCATGCCCAAGTAAGCATCAGCCAGGGTGCCAACCGTAATCCATGCGCTATTCGCGGCATTGCGGATCTTGAGTAGCCCGGTAGTTGTATCTGCCCAGGGCATAAACGCGTATTTTTCAGCGGGCTCAGTGTTACCTGAGTTTTGCGTCACAAGGGAGTTAACGGCAGCATTTACTGCAGCTAATACCTCGGCACCAGTGCCGTCATCGATGATGAGAGTGTTTTGAGACATGATTGCTCCTGTTTAATAGCCTTGAGATAGCCAGTTGATTTTTCGGGATACACCGGATCCCGCATTGCGGATCTGGACCGTAAATCCAGCGGCAGACTGGTTTGCGTCCGGGAGATACACCTCGTCACCCTGCTGGGCATCGAGAATGGTGATTTGCACGTTTGGCTTTGCCTGGAAAGCCGGGTTGTAATTGACCGTAAGTCCGCTAGATGGGCAGTCAATGCTGGTGCCGTTTTCAATACGATCAGGTACATCCACAGCAAACGTCATCTGATCAAGAATGGCCGTAACCGATGGATCAAGGCTAGTTAAAACGGCGCGGAATTTGAATTTGCGACCAACGTAGCTGCCAGGCACAAAGTCGCGCCAATCGCCATAAATCCCTGAGTCTGGTGCAATGGCCATCTGGATCTTGCAATCAGCGTATCCGGCGTAGTTGCCAATGACTGAAGCCATGGCTGATACCAGCGGAATGCGTGAGAACAGTGCAAATGGGTTGTCTGCCCGTAACCGATAGCTGACAGAAACGCTGCAAGCCTGCGCGGCGGCAATATCAACCTCGTGGCCAACGGGAATCTCATAGCCACCACCACTAGCGACGCCGCCATAGTAGAAAACACTGGTTTCGGCAGATAGCAGCGGAATTGCTGAAAACGTACCGGCGCCTGCCAGCACAATATCGGTACCAACAATCCGGGCGCCGCCTGTCAGCGTACCTAACCAGCCGGTTGCTTCCTCATCGTAGGTTGCCACTACGTTGGCAACCAGCGTGCCACCATCAATCGTAATACCTGTCGGCGTGGCTGAATACACATTGCCTGTATGCGCAGCGATCCAATAGGTGCCGTCACCGTCCGTAACAAACTCAGTCGTTGGCACTCGGCCGAGTACCTGCCCTTTGGCCCATGAAATTCCTTTGCGAACCTCGTAATCGATTGTTCGCGGGTCGGTAATGGCACGCCAGGAAAGCACCGTCCGGCCAGCGCGGTAAAAATCTGTCAGCCCTTCAACATTGGCTGGAGCTGCCGTAATTCCAAATAAATAAGTGCTGTGGGTCGCCTTCTCGCCAACCAAAGATCCGTAGATCGGTAGAATTTCGATTTCGATTGTGCCGATCTTGTCGGTATCGAATTGATGCGCCGTACCATAAGCCTGAGCGCTTACCCATGTGCCGCCAGCGATGCGGTAACGTAAATTGGCACGCTCATAAGAGCCGCGGGCAAGCCACTGAATGTTGATGTGTGATTTGATGCCAGAATCAGCGCCTCGATATAACGCTTCGGTCACAGCGATATTGCTGATCGATGGCTTGTTATTCAGCAGCATCGTTTTTGAGGGTGCTTCCTGCCAGCTACCATCCCAGGCAGCATAAAACTCGGGATCCTCATCAGTTGCTGTAATGCGTACGCGAGAGTCACTGATTGGCTGCACAGATAGAATCTTGACTCGCTTTCCAGGCGTGGCTAGCGGCGAGAAAAACCACATATGATCCATCGGCAACCGGCCGTTATACATGTTAGGCGCTGCCGATAGCGTAACCGTATTGCTTTCACCCGTTGCTGCGGCCACGGTATAAGTAATCAGCGTGCCATCTGGCCGCTTGAGCATCAGGTATTCAGTATTGCCAGAGCGAGGTACCGAACGATCCAATGTCATCGTCGTGCCATCTACAGAAACGACACGGCCAGAGTAGCCCCACTGCGTCAGATCATGGCTCAGAATCACCACATCGCCACGCTGACAGGTTAGCCCCTCAAAATCAGCATCCCAGCTGATACGGCGTTTTCGATATTTCTGCTGGGCTGCCAGATAATTGGCAAACTTTCCGGCCATCGATACGCTGGTACAACCAAACAGATCGATCGTGCTGGTACGGGTTGGCGTTGTTACGCCTGGCACCAGCGTCCGAACCTCATCCTGCGTCCAATCCTTGGCAGGATTCATGAACCGGACAATAATCTCTTCTGCCAGTTGCTCGGTGATATAGCTCACCTCAAAACTGCCCTTGATGATATTGCTCATACCATAGGCGCCGACCGCCGTAGCATTGCGGCTATCCCAGACAACCCCCAGCTTGCCAGACCCCCAGGACGGCGATGCAAAGCCGCAGCGTGCAATCGCCGTCAGAATATCGGCGGCGGTCTTGTTGTCATCGAGCACTGCATTAAATGTCAGGCCTTCGGTCGTGCAAAATGCCGCCCAGGCATGCAGCGCATCTACATCGATCTGGCTATTCGGCAAACCAAGGCCATAGATCAGCTTGCCTGCGGTATTACGCCGCCCAACAGCAAAATCCGTAAACCAATGCGCCGGGTTGCTGGTTTTGCCCCATGCCCAGGCACTGCCATTCCAGTACGTAGCGTACGCATCAGCGCTGACTGAAAGTTGCTGAATCGCGCCATTAAGCTGCTCAGATGCGCGAATAATCAAGCCAATGCGGTTTTGGCCGATATAGTTTCCAGAATCCTGTTGATAGCTTCGTAATGCTGACCAGTTAGTTTTATTTTGCAAGCGCGCATCGGTGCTATCGCCAGTATCGCGTATTACGCGCACATCATAGGTGCCAACCGGCACGTCAATAAATAGCGTTGCACGCTTTGGCGACTGGCTGGCACCAGAAATAATGACTGTGCCACCCGATCCTGAGATCCAATCCGTTCTTGATTCGTAATGGCTGGTATCAATCCATGTTGTATCTGTCCACTCGCCCCAATCGTTATATTGGGATTCCCAATGGCCTTCCTCGATCCATACGTTACGCGTCCAATAGTGTCCAGTGACAAAGCCGTTGCCCTGCGCATAAATGGTTGATGGCTCAAGCCAAGTTGACGAGTTTGTCGGTTTATATTGGATGCGTAATTGAACTCTGGTTGTATCAAGGCCACCAGAATTATTGGCGTAGTAAAGCGTTCCTTCGATGTCTAGGCCAAGCCGATAGGTATTGCTGGATCCGGTCCGCGTGATCCAACCGACAGAGTTGGCTAATTCACCTCCCAGCGTGGTATCGACATTGCCAGGGAAGGCGTTGATTCGACCGTTTGCATCAATGCCCTGCCAGGAATAGTCCTGATAAGAAGTGATCGCTGTAGTACCAATTTTCCAGTCAGAAAAATCAGCCGTCGATAGACCGAGGTGAAAAATCTGGTAGAGGTATTGGTCCTCCCCGTGATATTCCGTAAATGGTTTTGCGGCGAGATCTGGAAATAACCGGTGCGACCCCATTACCACCGGCATCGATTCATATGGCCGCATACGGTTGCTGCCGCCAGAAAGGCTATAGGTTGATGACGGCTGGCTATATTGGCCGCTAGACTGGCTTACACTGGTCGATGGCGACGATGCAGCAAACATCGAATTGACCAGCATGCTGCCAGCAACCATCATGACGCCTGTAACCATCGCGCCATACATTGTAAGAGTCGTTGCTCCGGCAGCGCCGACTGCCGTTAACCCAGTAACACCCATGGCAGCAAGTGCATAGGGCGCGGCAATCGCAATAACGACCACTGCAATCATGGCAACAATCATTCCGGCATTTGATCCGCCACCGCCGCCGCCGCCCTGCACAGTCGCGTGGACGTTAACGATCTGACCGTTGTTTGGGCAAACCGTATCCCATTCAGCAGGTAGCAACAACCGATCATCGACACTAATGACAATCGGCTGATGCGGGTCAATACCGGCAGCCAATGCAATATCCCGAACAGTTGATCCGGGCTTGGCAGCACAAATCGTCTGCGTACGGCCAGACACCAAACTTACCGGGTGCGGGTGCCAGATCAGGTTGATCTGTTGCGCCAGATGGCTTTGCGCCGGTTGCGTCATCACTTCCATGCGTAATATCCTTCAACCGAAAGCCCAACACGCGATAGCTCGCGGATTCTATGTAGTACGGTATGGCCTGCGTTTTCCATGGCGTGCAGCACGCAGCGCTCACCATCAATCTCGCAATACACGCCGATATGGCTTGGACGGCCGCGGCAAAACATCAGTACGGCGTCACCCTCTTTTGGGGTGTCTGTCTTTTCCCCGAAAGTTTCAACCAGATCATTCATCTGGCCGGCGCGGCCTAAGCGCGATGCGGCGCGATCAATTTCAATCTCTGTGGGTACCGGCAGGCCAAAAACATCCCGACGCACCTGCGCCAACAAACGAGCGCAATCTGCCGATCCAGCCTCGTATGGCTGTCCAATGTAGCGTTCGCACCAGTGCATCAAAACACCCCCGGCGAATTATCCGGGCGAAACTGTGCGTGAATCGCTGGTTTTGAGAATAGGTTTTCGTGGCCGAGATCAGCGCTTACTTCTTGCATAGTCACAACGACATTAAAGAGATTCATCGTAATCTCCCATTCGATCGTATCTGGCCGGCTACGCATGATCTGCATAATCCGCACAGAGCTACCCTCGCCGCCACCACTGGTCTCAATCCAATACATCAAATCACGACCCACGTTATCAACCGCCAGCTTGGCTTTTGGGATCTGCCCCTCAAAATCATCTGGCATCACAAAGCGGAACGGGCAGCCAATAAATAGCTTGTCATTGCTCGTTAGATCTTGCGTATCGTTGATCACGCGCACCGGTTCGCTTAAGTCTGGGTGGCTGATTTCGAGCAGAATCTTGGGTGACTCCTCGCCAGACACTGCGGCCAGTGTCGACTTAAATTCAGCGGTATGCGTGCGAGCCATTGTTTACGCGCCCCATGCCTCGACCTGGGCTTTGATTGTCCAGCGCGTCAATCCAGAATTAACGGGCTGGCCATTTAATGTGCCGGCCACAAAACGGACATCGATCGCATTGCCAGATACCGGATCTGTCATAACAAACCAATCGGCGCCCTCATTGATGTCGGTGGCGTACCAGGACAAAAACGACAGGTAATCGGCCTTGCTCGAAAACAGCAGCGATACTGGCCGTTTGACCATGACCCGGGATTTAATCTTTACCTGGCGCGGTGGGCCAGATTCCATTTCGGTGCGCATCAACGCGCTCTCGCGTTGCTCGGCAAAACCGTCAAATAGAATTTTTGCGGTAGCGGGTAAGGTTGCCATTATGCAGTCCTCCGCAGGCCAAAATTGCTGGCCATGCCCTGCGTAAATGGCCCGTTATTTGATAGGTCATTCATCATGACTTTGCGGATAAAGAGCTCAACGTCATACCCGCCTGACTCATTTTGACGTACATTCTGTGTGGTTTCTGTCTGCTCACCAGTTTGGTTATAGACCATCAAGTTGATCGTTGGAGACCCGCCGACACTGGAGCCCGGTGGCAATACGCGCTCCCCTTTAAGCAATACGGCAGGCACTTCATTTGGCTTAAGTCCAACTACACCGCCATTGTGATAACGCGGCGCATTGTCAAACATGCTCATATCGCGCAGATTTCGGCTTGATCCACCTTGCCCGGCAATGCCACCAGTGTGCAGGTCATACACATAATCTGAGTTGCCCTGAACAGAGTGCTGGCCTCCGGCATCTGGCATAAACATATTGCCAATGGCGGTACCAATAAACTTACCGAGCATATTGGCTAGCCCTGACGTTGCTGCCTGCGCCTGCATGCGAATCAGGTCAGCGATGATGCCGTTTGCCAGGCTTGTAAAGTTGAGTTTGCCCGTCATGGCAAATTGCACCAGGGCATCTTCCATGCTGCGGAATGCGTTGTTGAATAGGTTTTCGACACCCTTGGCCGCATTGCCGGCATTTTCCTGATAGGTACGGAATGCCTTGGCAGCCCCAGACTCCCAGCGCTGCTCCAGCGCCAGACGCGAGGTGACGCTGGCCTGCTGGATCGCCACGGCAGCTTCCATTGCTGCCTGCATCTGGGCCAGCGATTCAGCCGATACGGCACCTTTAGTGCGCTCGATCTGGTCAATCTGTTTTTTCAGATCCAGCTCGGCTTTGTGCTGCACATTCAGCAGCGCGACTTCGGTGGCGGTTTTGCCGATCAGGCTGGCCTGGTAAGCCAGCTCGGCATTCTGGTCGGCCAGTGTCTCGCGGTAGTTATCCACCGCACGTGCCTCATCGAGGCGCTTCAGTTGTTCGATCAGCGGTCCGGCTGCACCGCCCACCCGCTTTTCTTCGGCTTGCTGCAGCAGCTGGGCATATTCGCCAAACTCGGCTTTTTTAATCCGTGAGCGCAGACCCTGCAAAAATGCCTCACCTGCTTTATCCCCTGCCTGCGCCGCATTGGTTTCGAGCAGCGGTCGGTCAATCGCCCCGGCGACCGAGGCGGCCGAGGCACCGGCACCCAGCTTATCCTGCAGCCGGCCCGAGAGATAGGATCGGCTGGCGATCTTGTCATAATCGGCGTAAAACTCGCTCATGGCTCGGCCAGCTGCGGCAAATTCACCCTGGAAGAGCAAGGCAATCTGCGCAGCCTGGGCGCCGATAAACTTTCCCGTGACCTGGAATCCGCGTTGCAGCACATCGAGCGTGTCGATCACCAGCGCCAGACCCATGACGGCCTTATCAGACCAATCCTGAATGCTGCCATCGTCAGCGAGGCCATCCACGCTACCGCGCAAGCCGTCCGATGAGGCGCTGGCCGCGGTGAGTGCCTCAACAAAGGCATTGACCGAGGGCAGCACTTCCATGCTGATGCTCTTATAGAGCGAATTCTGGGTGATCTGCAGGCGCTTCAGGTTCTTGTCAAAGGCATCGGCCAGCTCGGCCTGCTCGGCCGTTGTTTTGGCAGCCAGCGTACCGGCCTCGGCCATATCATTAAACAGGGGCAGCAACGTACGCCCCTGCTTGCCAAAAATTTCGGTGGCCACAGCGGCCTTGACGCCAGAATCCTCATAGCGATTCATGGCTTCGGCGATCTTGATGAATTTCTCGCCGGTATCCAGGTTGGCCAGCTCCTTGGCGCTTAGGCCAATGCGGCTCAACGCATCGCGGACCTTTTCAGAAGGGCCGCCGGTCGCTTCCAGATTAACAGCCAGCTTACCCAGGGCGCCGCCCAGGTTTTCCATATCCATGCCGCTGAGCTTGGCCACGGCACTGATGGCCGACAGGCTTTTGACCGAAGCGCCAGTCTGCTCCGACATGTCTTTTAGCGCCGCTACGCTATCAACGGCCTTGTTAAACTGCATGATCAGGGCGCCAATGCCCACACCGGCACCCAGGCCGGCAATGGCTAAGCCAACCTTGCCAATCGCGCCGTCGAGCGTAAACGCGCTCTTCAGGCCAGAGGCAATGCGGGTGCTGGCCTCATCCGTACTACGGATCAGGGCTGCCTTGATTGTCTGACCATTCTGCTCGGCAATGGTCGCTGCCTGGCGTAAACCGCTCTGCAGGCTGGCGAGGTCAACCCCGAGCCGGATAGTAGCGGTTGCTGACGTGGTGGCCATGGCTTACCTCTTAGCGTTGATCACAGAAAGCACTTCGAGTTCGAGCGCCTGCAGCGCGGCAAAGACCTCCGGCTGCTCGGAATGAGGAATGCGCTGATAGCGCATCACTGGCGGTAGGGCGCTGTAGTTGAGGCCGTAAATGACCCCATCCATGCCGCCACGCAGCCATTGCGTCTGCATGGCACAAAGCACCGCCAAGGGTGCTTCGTTTTCCGGCCAGATGTCGATATCGACGCATTCCTCTTCACGCTCGCTCAAATCAGCCTCAATGCCCATGGCCTTGAGTGCCTCTTTCTGGGCTGTGAGGTCCTGCTTACCGCCAAGCGCCCAGTGCCTGGCGGCGTCCCTCAGTTTTTTGACCGACTCTCCGTCAATGCCAGCACGTAAGCCAGAAAGATCTCGCGGGCTGCCGGCGAGTAATCACCGAGCAGCTGCGCAAAGGCCTCATGGCTAAACGGCACCGGTTCGCCATTGCTGTCGAATACATCGCTCCAACCGACGACAACCGGGCCGAGCACCTCGATATCGGGCTTGTTTTTAGACGATTCCGTCCACTCGCCAAGTGCCTTTTTGCCCAGGTGCTTAAATTCCAGCTTGAGCGGCACCGCCCCTTGCGGGGTCGAGATCTTGATTTCTGCCGTAAAGGTCGGGTTCGGTTGGAGTTTGAACATCAGGCCACCACCAGACGCAGCTCGTCGTTACCGGCAGACGGCAGCAAGCGACCGTCAAAGCCGATCATGCGACGGCCAGACTGTTCCTCTTTCTTCGGGTTGAGCAGCTGTACCGACGGGGCAAACAGGGTCACGATGTAACCGGCCGTGGCACCATGCGTCAGGCCGATGCTGGTTGCCGTGTTATTGACCACGTTGCCCATCAGCGTCACTTCCTGAGCCGCTGTCAGATCCAGGCTGATCGTTGCTGTCGACTCACGATTGGTCACATCAATCGACTCACCGCCCACCAGGGCAATGAAATCGACGCTGTTACCCAAACGTGCCGAAAGGCCCTTGCTCGGGTAGGCCGTGCCACCCGACAGGCTGCCGGTGGCATACGTGCAGCCGAGCAGGATATCGGCCGTATTGCTGTCGGTAATCACCGCCGGGGTCTTGAAGTTGCTGATCGTCACGGCCGGGGTCGATGCGGCTGACACGCCACCGTAGAGACCGCGGAAGCTAAACGACATGACTGGCTTTTCGCCGACATTCATCTTGAATTCCACATCGCCACGGGCGCCGAGTAGCTTATGCACCACACCATCATCGTAGTAGTAGATGGTGGCCGACTCAAAGGCCGACGAGATCGGCGTGTATTCCACGCGAGCACCCGCCGAGATTGCCTCAGCCAGACCGGCGGCACGCAGTAATGCACCGTAGGCGGGTGCCGTACCAGCAGTGCCCGAGCCTTGCAGCTCCACATCGAACGACAGCTCGACGTACTTGGTGCCGACCAGTTGTTCTGATGCGCCCAGGTAGGGGCGGAGCAGTGCGCGGTCGACGTTCTGCGCGTTCAGCGGGTTAACCTGCTGGTTGGAGACCAGCATGGCATTGCTTGACCCGGTCGGCACAGAATCCGTGCCGTAGGTCGTTTCGATTTTGGCCAGAATGGCCGAATTACGGACGATACGCGCCATGATTTACTCCTTCTCAGCGGTGGCTGTTTCGGCAGCCGGCTTGGCGGGTTGTTGATCTTCGGCGCGGGTCAGCGTGCCGGTCTGGTCGTCGCGGATATAACTGCCACCCTCGGTGGGCAGCGGCAGATCCGGCGTGGTTTCTTTCTTTGCCATCAGGCACCTCCGACAGGTCTTACGTAGTCGACACGGGCACGGATGACTGCCCGGCCCGTATCAAAGTTTTCAATATCAAAACTGAGCTCGGTGCCGATCTGTGCCTGCACACTGCCATCACTAAAACCGAGCCCGGGGCTCGATTCGATTCGCTGTACCACCGTGCTGATCAGGGTGTCGCCAGCCTGATCCGGGATCTCTCCCTGGTAAAACACACTGATGGCCACAGTCAGCGTGGCATTGATCCGGCCAATCGGACCCTCAATCGTTGACTCGCTTTCCGGCTCGATCACGATGCACGGCAGCGCGGGCAGTTGCTCGCGGCGGCTGCGATAAACCCGGCCATCGGCCAGATCGGTCAGCAGCGTCGCAATGGCGGCCAGTACGGATTCGCGCTGGCTCATTTCAGAATCACCCGCTTAAAGCCAGTGCCATCGGGTTCGATGGCGGCGACGGTATAGCTAGACCCGTTCACCGATACAGAATGACCGACAGCCACCGAGGCGCTATCAGCACAGAGCAGACGTGGGCCGGCCCCGGCAACCACGGCAAAAGCATCGTCGGATGCGTTATCAAAAATACAGCGGACTGTCTGACCGTTGATCGTGGCATTCACCCCGAAATCGACCAGAAAAGCCGCCGTATCTTCGACAAACATCATTCCGCCTTGGCTTTTTTGCGCGGCTTCACAGCAGCGCTTGCCGGTTGCTCGGCAGTTTCAGTCACCTCGGCCTCGTAGGCTTCGGCGCGTCCCAGGCGCACCAGGTACACGGCCTCATCGGCCGGGATCTGGCCGGGCACGGTACAAACCGCGCCGGCCTCCCGATGCGTTCCGGCTGCCAGGCAAGATGCCAGGAATCGGATCGCCTTCATGCGAGTCACCTATCTCCGATCGCCTTAGGCGGTCAGAGCGTCCTTCATGGCAGCGAAAGATTCGGCGTGGCGTACGGCCACATCAAAGTCCTGGAATGCGCGGACAATGACGGCGCCGGTGTCACCCGACGAATATGGGTCCACTTGCAACTCAAGTCCGCCCCATAAACCTACGATGAGATCGGCAAAATTTCCAAAAAGTACCGCCGAGCAGATGCCCGATGCGGTACCCTTGGTCAGGTTCGACGGTACAGCGTTGGTCACTGCGGCGTTGTAGCCGTTGACCATGTTGCCATCCGTCCAAACCGGGTTTTCACCGTAGGTAGCATTCTTGAAGGTTTGCTTCAGCTTGCCGCGCACCTTGGCGTTGGTCAGGTAGGCCATGTTGCCGACATCGGCGTTAGCCACCGAAATGGCCGTTTCCAGATCGATCATGTTGGCCCAGGTCGGTGCGGCGCCGTTGGTGCCGCCAGCGACCGAACCGATACCCGAGGTTGCCAGGATGCCGGTCGGCTGGTTGCTCGAACCCGTGCCATTGATGGCCATGTTCTGGATGCCCAGGCCAATAGCGCTGGCCAGGTCATTACGCACCATGGCTTCGGCATCGAGCGACGACTGCAGCATCAGCTTGCGGCTGATCACGGTCTTGGCAGCACCGGTCTTCGGTGCCAGCGTGACCTGGTCAAATGCCTGATCCGATGCGGTAACCGAACCCGACTCAGCAACCATGTAGAAGCCAGCGCCGCCAGTTTGGCGCGGGATGGCCACGTTGCCATTCAAACCGCTGAGGAAGCGAGCGCCAAGGCCGTTGATGACCATAGCGTTGCGCAGCAGCGTGATGAAATCCGACGACAGAAGATTCGTGGCAACCAGTTGGCCGGCGGTCGAACCGTTGCCAGTGCCCACTTCCAGCGTACGGGCAAGCACGTCATGCGGCACGATGATGCCCTTGACATCCTTGCTCATCTTGTCGGCGTAAGCACGGCTGACTTCAAACTCGTAGGCAGCCGCTTCGCGGGCACGTGAGTCGGTCGGGTTGGCCATGGCATTCAGGGCGCGTAGCACTGAATACTGGCGGACTTCATTGTCGCTTAGGCCGAGTTCAGCCGTCGGCATAGCCTGGGCGCCAATCTTTTCCATGATCTTGGCACGGGTGGCTTCAACGGTATCACCGTTGCGTAGGCACTCGGCAGCGATCTTGTCAGCGCCGAAACGGGCAAAGTGTTCGCCCATGGCTTGGATCTCAGCGGCACGCTTCTGCTCTTCCTTGACAGCATCAGCGCGAATTTGGTCGATATTGATATCAGACATGGTTACTACTCCTTGAGTGGATTTGGTTTCTACAGCTGGTTCGGTTTTGATTTCCGTTTCGGTTGCGTTGTCCTCAACCGGATCGGCTTTCTCAATCACCTCGACCGGCGATTCCTCGTCAGCCGAACGGCCGACAACGACCGATGCGTCAGCCGGCACAGAAACGATCGATACTTCGAACGGCTCCCAGTCGGTCACGCGGTAAATGTCTTTGTCCTCACTGGTTTCAACCAGCTTGGCTTCGTGGATCATGTAACCGACGCTGACGTTGCGACGGATTCCATCCAGCACGTCCTGGAATACCTCTTCTGCCCGCGCACTTTTCCCAAAGCGCACCACGGCACGACATACCCTGTCGGCGCCGATCTGGACGGATTCGATAACACCCACGTGATCCCGGCTGTCGTGATCCATCAACAGCGGGCCGCCGGCAACCAGCCGGCCTAGACGAATTGAGGTCTGGGCACAATCGAGAATCTCGGTGCCCCACCAACGGTCGTACGGCGTTTCGCTGGCAAAGGCCAGTTCGACGGTACGTGCTTCGGCATCCACCATGGCACGCTCAACAGAAAGTGAGCGCTCGACACGGCTGCCGGGTTTGATGTGTTTTTCCATGTTGGGCATGGTCATCCCTCTCGCGTTAACTTGTTAAGACAAAATGGTTAACCGCCAGAACCTGCGTCTGGTGGCGGCGGTGGCGCTGGCGGTTGGCTGCCAGCACCGGATTCGGCATAGCTGATCGACGACACACCGGCGGCGGCAACGGCCTGCTCAAAGGCAGCGATATCGGCCAGCATGTCTTCAAAGTCGACCCCGGTCTGGGCAGCAATGGCTTGCGGGCTGGAAACGCCCGAGCGAACGGCCAGGCGAGCCGCTTCGATATCTTTCATCGGGTCGACCCATTGCCAGCGGCGGCCTTGCCAGCGATGCGCCAGGAATTTATCCAGCTTGGCCAGCGGCAATGCCGAGCCATTGCTCTGGGTGATAGCACCATTGAGCAGGCCCATTTCCAGCCAGTTCTCAAAGACCCGGGTCAGGAAGGCCTCGACGAACCAGCCCTGCAGAGTCATCCACTGATCGCGTTCTTCCAGCACACCGGAACGGATGCTGGAGTAGTTAACGCCTTCGAGGTCATTGGCAAGGGAGTTATAGGAAACGTCGAGGCCTGAGCTGATCCCGCGCAGCGCGGCTTTAATAAACTCGCCGTATTGCTGGTGCGGGTAATCCGGGTTAAATGACTCAAAACTCCAACCGGCCGGGATGACGCCGAATTCGCCAGGCGTGGCTTCGGTCATGAATTCGCCGTCCTGCGAGTCGGTTGCCACATCGGCGGCACTACCGTCGGGCGAGGTAAAAAACCCCATCTTGCTGGCGCCTATCCGGGCAGCAATCACCGCAGCCTCTTCATAGCCGCGCAGATTGTGTAACCGCAGCATGGCGGTATGCAGCCAGGGGATTCCCCGGCTCTGCTCGGCATGATCCGGCAGATAGAAGTGCATGACATGGCTCGCATCGATGCGGATACGCTGGCCGCCACCTTCTGGGCTGCCCGGGTTTTTTTCATACAGCCAGTAAGCCACCGGGCGCTGATAGCTGTTCATTTCAACGCCCATCACGATGCTGTTGCGGCCATTGATTGATGCCAGATTCATTGTGGTATCCAGCCGGGCGACATCGAGCACCTGCAACGCATAGCCATACTTGTTGCCAGCAGCCTTGCCGTAGAGCTCCAGCACCAGCGCCTCGCCATCACGTGCCACCATACGCATCACCAAGCGCTGGATATCGGCAAATGACATGCGGCCAGTGACGTCACAAACGCCCAATCGCGCCCAGCGGGCAAAGTGGGTTTCAACAGCAGCACGGGCCAGGTTATCCGGCGTATTGGGTGCATCCTCCGCCCGGGCCTGCAGCGTAAATCCGCTGTGACCCACCACGTTACGCACCACCATGTTCAGGAATTTACGAGCGTAATCGTTGTCTTTACTCAGCTGGCGGCTGCGCATACGCAGGCGATCCAGATCGCTGCGCAGCTCCTGGTCGATCGCGTTGTTAGTTGTTAGCCAGTCGGCCGTTAGCCGGTCAATCTTTGCTGATGCAAACGACCGTTTTTGCTGGGCAATGACTGGCGGTTTCGAGTTTTTTACCTCATACGACCGGGCAATCTGGCCTGGCAGCATGTCCGATGCAAGTTGATGCCATTGGCTCATATCAGCCGCCCATTCTGGTCAGGATTCGGTTACCCGCAGGCAGCCCTGCCGCCAGATTGATCAGACGTTGCGCACGAGACTCCTCGACGCGCCAGAAATCGAGCAGCTGCTTCACTTCGACCATGGATCGAAACTTCATCCGGCGGCCGGCAATCTCGTATTCCGAGGTGAAAGCCCGATTCGTCGTATAGTCCAGCGCCGCGGCTTTGAGCGCGGCAATGGCTTCTTGGGCCTGAGCCAGATCTTCTGCGGGTGTCGTCATGACCGCATCAAACCCGATGCAGCGTTAACCAGTTAAGACAAAATGGTTAACGGCCGCAAAGTTGGCTTACTGTCCCTGCACGATCTTCCAGATCCTGACTTTAGACAGCCCGTACCGACGCGCCAGAAACGGCAAGCGCTCGCCGGCCTTATAGTCTCGAATGATGGCGCGGTTGCGCAAACTGGCCATGGCCCGCGCCTCTTTGCCGATCTTGCCAATATAGGGGCGGTCACCACCCCAGCTGGCAATCAACCGCCGCTCAAGCTCCTTGGCATGATCCAGCGTAAATGCCTGGCAAATTGCCATGGCAGCGGCCATCAGGTCGCCCATAAAATCCTGCGGCACTGCCTCGTGTGCCGCCTGCTCGCGGTGGTCCATGGTTTTCTCCTTTGGTTGACCACCTCGCCCACCCGGGTTTTTTAACCTCTATTTTTCTGGTATCCGACGGCAATCTCGCGCTCAAAAATCTTGACCAGCTGCTCCTGGGTCAGATCTCTGATTTCTTCGAGATTGATGAGTTTTTTGTAGTTGCCCCGCTTGGCAAATAAAAATACCGGCTGCACTTTGACGCCATGAATACCGGTCTTTTGCCAGATACCGGCCGGCAGGTGCTGATATTTGCCTTGCTGCCACGACCTTGCGCCAAACCAGTTGCCCGGCCCGCGGCTGATGAAATACACCACACCATTGATCGTTTTATAGCCCGATGCGGTCGTGCCGGCTTTGGCCAGGCTGCGCTTGCGCTTATCGGTCATATTGGCGCGGTAGCCCTGCTCTGAAAAACCACTGAAATAGCTGATCAGCCGGGTAATGAATGAAGGCTTCGGGTTACCAAAGGCATCCAGCGGGCAACCTGCCGCCGGCACCATGGCATATCCGGCGTTAAGTACGCCAAGCCGATAAAACGCCCCTTCCATGCGCTTGTATTCCCGCGAACCGCCCGTAAACAGATGGCCGAGCACCTTTTCGTAATACCCGCCCTTGCCCGGTCCGTCGACCCGCAGCCCGGTGCTGGCCTGCAGCGTTTGTTTATCAGCCTTGTCGACTTTGAAAGCACGTAATGAATAAGGCGTTGGACCGCCTTTGAATTTTTCGCGCATCTTGTCATACACCCGGTCACGGGCAAAAAATGCCCCGTCATTGAGCGTATTGCGCGCTGCCGTGCGCACCGTGTTCGGCATATCCGACAGCATTTTCTGCACTTCGGATAGATCAATCGTCACATCGAGTTTCATGCGGTCTCCTACCAGCGCGTGGCTGAGAATTTACGGGCGGGTTTTTTCTGAGCAGGTCGCTGTGGCTCTGGGTTAGCCAGCGCCGGAGTCGGCTCCTGGCTCATATCTTTACCGGATAGCCGCATGGCGGCCAGGGCGTAGACCATGCAATCGAGCGCCTCGTTACGCGGCCGGGTCTGCACCCACTCCTGAATCGGGCGCGTGCCCTTGATTTTGGTCACCAGCTTTTCAGCGGCCAGCTGCGCAAAGTATTCATCATCAAATGCGGCTGTTCGCGGAAAATGCACGTAGGCGGGGCCAACCTGCGTGATCTTGAGCCGCGCATAGATCAGCGCCTTACCCTGGTCGACGCCAAGCGGCTCGACCTGAATGCCGCTTTTGACCTTGCGACGCAGCCGCTGCCGACGGCGCTTTTCATCCTCAACCAGTGGCCGGTGCATCCCGCTGGTGCCCTTGATCGGTATGGCCCAGCGACGCGGCCGGCAAAAGTCATACACCATGCTGGTATTGAAGCCGCTATCGACGGCAGCAATTTGCACCCCGGCATCGCGCAAAGCCACTTCCAGTTCCTCCCAGGGCTCGGGCCGCGCCGTATCGCCCGGGATGATGAGGTGATCCATGACCCAGGCTTCCTCACCGGTTGACCAGGCGACTACCGTGGCCTCGATGCGGTCTTTCTGCACATCCACGCCAGCGGTTATTGCCAACGATAGGATTTGCGCCGGAAATTCCTCAAGCCGGGCGATCAGCGCCATGTCCTCGATGCTGTCGCCCTGCTCCTCCCAGGATTCGCCCAGCGTGGTATTGATAAAGCGCTTGAGGTTGGCCGTGTCACCGTGGCAATCCTCCCATTTCTGCCAGAGCTCGACCCAGGTAAAGCCGAGGCCGAGTGGCGAATAGAGACCTGATAGCCAGTAGCCACGCACCGCACGATCCGGATGCCGCGCCACCCATTTGCCAGCGGCCAGCATTTTCGGCTTATGGTGCTCATCGATGCGCGCCCCGCATTCGACGCAGGTGTAATACACCACGCCGGTTTCCTTGTGGTGCGTCAGGCCATAGCGGCCATCAGGATGGCGCCAGCGCAGCACCTGGTATTCCCCGCAGTGCGGGCACGGCACCTGGTATTCGCGCATGTCGCTTTTTTCGTACTCGGCCTCGATGCGCGATGCGCCCTTGATGGTCGGCGTCGATACCAGCAGCACCTTGCGGCGCGGAAATGTTTTGGTCCGCTCATCGATCAGGCCAAGCGGATCCCCTTCATTGCCCACCTCCCAGGGAAAACGATCCACCTCATCGAGCAGCACGTTGCGGATCGGCATCGATGCCAGGCTTGCTGGTGAATTGGCGCCGCCGATCACCAGCATGCCACCCGGGAAATCCTTGATGTCCTCCGAGTTCGAGCCGTCACGTAACCGGCGGCCATCAAACAGCTTGCGGATTACCGGCGTTTCATTGAGCAATGGGTCAAGGCGTTGTTTGACCCAGCGCTTACGCACTTCCAGTGTCGGCAATACCGCCAGCATCGGCGACGGGGCGTGCTCGACCACATACGCCAGCCAGTTCAGACCCACCTCGGTTTTTCCGATCTGTGCGGCAAACATCAGCACAATGCGCTGCACTGGGGATGTGACTGACAGGCAATCCATGGGCTCGCGTAAATACGGCGTCCGATCGGTGCGCCATTGGCCAGGCTCCCCGCTGCCCTTGCTGGTCAGAATGCGATATTTATCGGCCCATGAGGATACAGTCGTGATCGGCCTAGGCTTAAGCGCTTTTGCCAGGACCGAGAATAAATGGCCGCGATTATGCGGTATCTCAGTTTTCGAGCGGCGCTCACGCAGCATTTCCGGCTCCCGATTTGCGCTGCATCAGCTGTGAGATCTCCGACAAGACATCGAATGCGGCATCCTCAAGGTCTTTGTGGATAAGCGATGCATCGCCCCGGTGCGCAGCAAGCTGGCCAGCCAGGCGATCTGACATGCCTTCAAGTAATGCACGCAGCGTGCTGCCAAATTCGGCCAGCACAAAATCGACCTCGGACCGCTCGACCAGGGTGCCGGCCATCTTGTCGACTTCGAGCGCGGCCATTTCGGCCTTGGCTTTTTGCAGCCGCCAGGTTTCCAGTTTCAGCGCCGTGCTGACACTGGTTTCGGCACCCGTCAATTTTACGGGTTCTCCAGGCTGTTGCTTGTTGTCTGTTTGTTGCGCTGTTGCGTCAGGATCGATTTGTTTTGACTCAGGCATAGCACTAGCTGCCCTTGCCTCATCAAATTGCGCCTTGCGCGCCTGGTGATGCGGCAGCGGGCTTTCTGTCTCTTCGCGCATCCGGGCCGCCTGATCGCTATCGATTAAACCGTTTCCCGCCAGTGCAATGCGCCCATTCTGGATCCAGCGCGTCACGGTAGATCGATTGACGCCGCAGATCCGGGCAAATTCGGATGGTTTTACCAGGCTCATACCACATCCTTTGAAAAAACCACGCCAGATTCATAAAAACCACGCCAGAAACCACGCTTAAAATTCTGTAACTTATTGAAACCACTTAAACCACGCAAACCACGGGATACACGCGTACGGAAAACAACAGGCGTATCGGTGCATTTTTCCTGTAAGTTCACGCATACGTGCGTGCGCGTTATGGCGTGGTTGGCGTGGTTTTTCTTATACATCAATGCGTTATGCCGTGGTTTGTGGCGTGGTTGATGGCGTGGTTGGCGTGGTTTCATAGCTGGCCACCCAGGGCTTTCTCGAAGGTAAAAAAACAATTCATCAACCATTCGGCTTTGGTCTGGCTTTTCTCTTCCTGCAGACCAGCAATGACGTAGCCTGAATTGGCCTCAAGCGCTGCTTTTGCCGGCACCACCATCTTTCGGTTTTTTGGCGTCCGGTCGTTATAGTTGGTCCAGGTCGGGGTCGATTTGCCGGCGACCCACCCGGGCAGCTTGCAGCACAGGCTGATCAGATCTTTCATACTGCGCTTGCGTTCGCCATGCGCTTCGCACCAGGTCTCATACGCCCGGTACAAACTGGATCCGAGGCAAGGGCAAAACGGCAGCGGCTGACCATCGGCGCCATCAATCTCGCCGGCCATCCATTCCGTCAGAAAACGCTCTTCGCTCGATCGGCCCAGTTCAACCAGGTCGCCCTTGGCTTTGGTCATCGGCGGTTTGGTCCACGGCTTAAATTCGCCCAGATCGAGATCGAGCAGGTATTGATGCAGCGCCTCAATACCACCGGCGTCTATCTCCTGGTTGACCTCAGTAAAAAATGATTCATCCAGTTTGGGTGGCACCCAGATCACCAGGTGGCGACGATCATCGTTTTCCAGTGCCAGCGGCTGTCGCTCATTCGACAGGAAAACGATATTCATCTGGTTTTTTTCCGTATGGGCCGCAACACCCTTCGGATTAACGCGGATCGTATCGCCAGTGATAAAACCCTTGAGGCGGTTTTTAATGTGATACATGTCCTGACGGGCAAGAACCTCATCGGCCAGAATGAAGAGTTTTTTCTCCGCCCAGTCCGCGTTGAATTTATCCTCCAGGGCTTCCTGACCGAGCACCCGGCTATACGGTCCAAAAATCTTGCCGTACGCTTCAAAGAATCGGCTTTTACCGGTGCCCTGCGGACCGTGCACAACAATCGTGCTCTGCATTTTGGCGCCGCGATGCTGGATCGGGTACGCCAGCCATTTCAGGATCCACTCATACACCTCATAACCATTGGCCTCATTGCTGCAGAGGTATTCGAGCAGGGTGAGCAGCTTTTCGCACTTACCTGCTTTTGGCTCTGTTGGCCAACCGCCAAACAGGTTGCAACGAATCGCCGGGTCTTTTTCTGTCGGGTCAAATCCGATCTCAGTGTCACGCGCCACGCGCCACCTGGGATGTGACTTGATCAAATCCCAGCTGCGCCCAGGGATCAGATTCATCACGTCATCACGATGCACCAGGCGACGCTCGACGGCGTCGAATAACACCTTACCGCCAAGGCCGTAGGTGCCCCAGTAACGATCGACGGCCTCTTCAACAGAAAACTGCGAAGGCATTGGGGTGTATTCCCCGCCCCCCTGGGATGGCGCCGCGCCCACCGTAACGGGTAACGCCGTCCACCCGGCTTGCGCAATAGCCGCCTCGATCTGGGCTCTGACCAGGGCAAGGTCCGCCATTGCTGCCAGGTCATTAAAGTCGGTCAGCTTCTTGCCGCCGCGATCCTGAGGGAATTCCGGTTTTACCCAGGCGCCGGCCACAGCAAAAGCCGTAGCCTTGGCACGGCTGCAGCCCGGGTTGCCTTCGGTCAGATAGTCATCATCAGCGCAGACGAGAATCCGCGCATTGCGATATTGACGCCTGAGCGCCTCAGCGACTGGCTCCAGGTTGCCAGCGGTAAACGCAACTGCGACGGGCAATCCCGTTGCCTCATGTACAGTCGCACCAGTTGCATATCCCTCAACGAGCAAACAGATACCACCGGCCAGCGGGCTTCCAATCTGAAACCAGTGGCCCAGCATAGCCATGCCAGCCGGCCAGAATTCCTTATCACGTCCCGTTTTTTTCTTGCGTTCGTGGTGACTTGGCAGAATAAATTGCAGACCGAATGTGCCGCCCTTGCCATCCTGCATCGGGACAATAATCGCCCCCTCTTTGCTAAACCGGACGCCGTGGGGCTTGATGCCCTTGCGCACCAGGTAATCTGCCGGCTTATCCTGGTCAGGCTCGATGCCCTTGGCCTTGTGCCAGACATTCGCAGCGCGATCTGCAGCCCGCTTGGCTTCGGAAGCCCGGTGCTGTGCCGCCCGTTTGCGATCATCAGCCAGGCGTTTCTTGATCGCCGCAATTTCCTCGGCGCTGGCCTCCGACTTATCCGGTACGATCTTTTGTGTGCCCTGGTCGTTGCCGCGCCAAATACCAAAGCTGCCGGCCAGGCATTCATTGCCCGAATCATTTGTCCAGGTATGCAGAATCGACCAGCCTTTACGTTCACGGCCGGCCCCTTCCACCTTCCAACGCTGGGTCTTGCCGCTGGTGTCTAGAGGTCGATCCAGAATGAAACCGGCGCTTATCAGCTGCCCACGTACGCTGTCGTAGTTACTCATGCTGTTGCCTATGCACCGAGGCCAGAGCCTAGCGGTATCTCGCG